TGACTATTTAGGAGTGGTTAAAGATTTTGTTGTGACGGCTGGGATTTCATATAGTGGCAATAATTACCCACGAAGGGTTCGCTGGTCACAGATTAATAATTCAAACGCCTGGACCGTAGGATCGAACCAGGCAGACGTCCAGGACCTTGCCGACTCAGGGTTTATTACGGGGTTCGTGGGTGGTGAGAGTGGTGTCGTTTTATGTGAACGTGGGATTTACAGAATGACATATATTGGAACCCCCTTAATATTTACATTTCAAAAAGTTACTAGTCATGGCTGCACTTACCCGCACTCCGTTGCATCCCTCGGTCCAAACCAAGTTTTCTATTTAAGCCAGGACGGTTTTTTTATGTTCAACGGAGAAGTCTCAATTCCGATTGGGGCGGATAAGACTGATCTCTTTTTTGCTAACGATCTTTCACCGCAATTTTCTGACCGAATTTCATGTTCGATAGATCCAATTAATCAGTTTGTATGTTGGAGCTATCCATCCACGGAAAGCACAGGAAACCCCGATAAACTAATTTGCTATAATTACGCTGCTAACAAGTGGTCATATGTCGAAGTCGATCACGAATTCATAGGTCAAATTAATACGCCACCCTTTACGCTCGAGGCTCTCGATAATATTAATAGTTCAATTGATAGCCACACTATTACATTTGATAGCCCAGCATTCGCGGGCGGTAAATTTGTATTTGGAGCATCAAAAGACAGTAAGATACAAACTTTCTCGGGAACGCCATTGCCCGCTACCCTGGAGACGTCAGAATTTGAGCCTAGCCCAATGGGCCGATCAATGATTAAGGCAGTAACACCTATAGTCTCGAAGGGCTCATCAGAGCCTACTGTAACGGCTCAAGTCGGAACCAGATCAAAGCAAACTGTCGCCCCAACATTCACAAATGCTTCAAGTCTAAACGCCGACAATACATGCTCTGTTCGATCTAATGGGCGTTACCACCGAGTTCGGGTAAATGCGTCAGGAACCTGGCGATATGCCTTGGGCGTTGATGTAGACGCCGTAAAAGCTGGTAAGAGATGAGCGTTGGGTATGAAAAGCTCCCTGTAAATGGGGCTCTACCTCAGCAAATTTCTAATGCAATTAATTTGCTTATTGACGGGAAAATGAACGCCTACGGGGCTTTTACCTTAGCAGCCTCGGCAACAACGACAGTGGTCACGGATCTAAGATCTGGTCCTGACTCGATTATTCTTTTTACTCCAATGACTGCTAACGCAGCTGGGGCGGTTTCAACAACATTTATCTCAACGAGGGCAAAACAATCTTTCACCCTAACCCACGCGAACAATTCGCAGAGCGACAGAACATTCACATACATCGTTATAGCATAGTTCCTGTACCAATTAAAAAACTAAGAGTTATGTGGGGCTTTGTAGCTCCATTGCTCAAAAAAGCGGTCGCATTAAGCCCAAATAAAATTGCGATGCCCGACGTACTCGAGGGGGCAGTCCAAGGCGTTTATACAGTTTGGATTATAACAAAAGATAATGAAGAGATCGTCGCGAGCATCGCTACCAGGGTGATCTCGTACCCAAGGACGGCCTCATTTGCGATTGAATTTGTGGGCGGAAAAGAAATTAAAAATTGGATCGATACAGCGTTAGACACTTTTGAGAAGGTGGCTAAGCACAACAATTGTACTCACTTTGAGGGCTACGGGCGTCCCGCTTGGATACGATACTTGGGGCCAAGAGGTTTTAAGCCAGCATTTACTACTTTTGAGAAGGAATTAGACAATGGGTAAAGGCAAACAAACAGTAACGAATATTACTGAATTTCCCGATTGGATTAAGGATCAAATGCAAGACACATTTGATTTGGCTGGAGATACAGTTAATGCTGTTTATGACGGGCCTCGCGTCGCTGGTCCCTCGGATAGTACACTCACATCTCGAGACATGATGAGCGACTATGCATTAAACCGAGGTAGCGGTCTTGGCGGGGCTAATAATACAGTAAACGATTTGATGAATACACAATTTAATGCTGGGTCTTCAGATATAGATGCTTTGCGTAACGCTTTAGGGCAAAATACAAATACTGATAATTTAGTGAGATTATTAGGGGCTTCTGCAAATACCAACGAATTACAAAACCTGGTTGGTCAAAATACTGATATGTCGGGGCTCCAAAACGCGGGCAGCCAAACAATTGATTTAAGTCGTCTTAATACAATCCCTACAAGCTCTGACACTTCTGCACTTAATAACTTGCTAAACAGGCAAGCCTCAGTAGATGCTTTAACAAGTCAGCAAGGACGTCAAAATGCCGCTGGGTCTATGCTTACAAATATGGCTATGGCCCCGTCGTCAAACCCAGCCCTTCAAGCTCAAATTGATAATGCAATTTCTGGAGCGACAGACCAGGCTACATCGCAATATGCACTAGGTGGAAGATTAGGATCTAATGCTTTTGGAGCAAGTTTAGGTTCTGGCATAGCTGGAGCCGTCGCCCCAATTTTATCGCAAAATTTACAAAACGAAAGGACCCAACAACTTCAAGCCGCTCAGGCACTTGGGAATATTTCTAGCACAGATTTATCGAGAGATATGGGTCTAGCACAAAGCGTGGCAGACCTGGGCCGAAGCGACTTAGATCGCATGAGCAATGTAGCCTCGAACTTAGCTTCAACTTCTGGTGCAGATATTGGAAGAAATACGAATATCGCGGGCATGGGAATTGATGCAAATCAAGCAGATTTGGCTAGAAATCTCACGGCTCAGCAAGCAATCACAAATGCACAACAGCAAGATTTTGTAAACCAAATGAACTTAGGTGGTGAGCTAGCTGGTATGAGCGAAGCTGACCTAAATCGGCAATACCAAATTGCAAATTCTTTAACAGGGGCTTCAGCAACAGACCTTGGAAGACAAGTAGATGCCGCAAGCACTATTGGTCAACTTACAGGTCAAGACGCAAACCGAGCATTGCAAGCCCAGGAAGCACAAGCCCAGATGCAACTCCAGGCAGCCCAGCAAGCAGCTGCGTTAGCGGAGCAGCAACGAAATGCAGAACTTGGAAACATGGGGCTGTTAGCAAGCGTTGGGGCAGATCAAACGGGTGACCAACAGGCACAAATCAATGCTGAAATGGGCTTACTTAATGATCAAAATGCAAGTCAGCAACAAGTGCTTAGCAATATGTTGGCTGCAAGTGGGTTGGCCCCAGCGGGGAACACGACCCAAACTACCACGGGCGGTGGAGCTAACCTAATGCAAGGTCTTGGTGGGGCAGCTACAGGGGCGGCATTGGCAAAAGCCCTGGGCTATACTGCAACTCAAGGTGCAGTTGGTGGTGGATTGCTTGGTTTATTAGCAGCATCCGATATTCGCCTTAAGACTGACCTTAAATACCTTGGAAAAGAACAAAACGGGTTAAAGGTTTACGATTGGGAGTGGAATAAAAAGGCCAGAGAGCTTGGGTTAGATATATATCCAACTCGGGGCTATATCGCCCAGGAAGTAAAACGAAAATTCCCAAGTGCGGTAGTCTATGGGGATGACGGATACTTGAGGGTAGATACGAACGCAATTCCAGCAATAGAGGTTTAATCATGGGTTTACTTGGAGATACTGCGACAAAGTTTAATAACTACATGAATACCGTAACCCCCGCTGGAAATATGGGGCTTCTTACGGGGGGTCTGAGCCTTTTAGGAGGTGGGAGCTTGCCTCAAGCTTTGCAGACGGGCGTAGGTATGACCAACAACATGCGAGGTTTTGGTGATGACGCTAAAAAACGAAAGGCTCTTGAAGTTTTAAGAGTGCAATTTAAAGATGACCCCGTAAAACTTAGAGCATTGAATGCTGATCCCGAAGGGTTCCTGGCAGTCTACCAGCGATCCTTATTTGCTACTCCAGCTGGAGACACAAATATAAATGTAAATACGGGTCCAGATTTAGAAGCATTAGCAAAAGCTATGGGAAAAGACCAGGGCCAAAGCATAGTTGAAAATGCTAGTAACGCATCTCAACAACTTAGAAATTTAGGCGAACTAAGATTTTCTATAAGTGCAATGGAAGAAGCGATAGCAGAGGGTAAGGCAATAACAGGCCCATTCTCTGGAACAGTTAGTAAAATATTTGGGCCTGTCGGTGAATTTTTATCGGGAAACTCTGGTTTAACCGCTGTGCGTGAAAGCGTTGCTGGAGTTGTTCAGCAAAACTTAAAAGAAGTATTGGGCGGTCAATTTTCACAATTAGAGGGTGAGAACTTAATTGCTCGAGCATTTAATCCCCAAGCAAGCCCAAAAGAAAATTTACGAAGATTAAAATCTTTGGAAGCCCAAATGACTTTAGCTCTTAAACAAAAGCAAGATCTTGAGGCTTGGGGTAAATCTACTGACCCAAATAGAGGCCCCGCTCCGCT